TATAGTTACAATGAAGAATTAGATGCTTTTATTCCACCACAACCATATCCTTCATGGACATTAAATAATGATATTGCTCAATGGCAAGCGCCAATACCTATGCCTACAGATGGTAAAATTTATTTTTGGGATGAATCTATTAAATTATGGAAAGATATAAATAATGTCTAATCAATATACATGGACTTTAAAACAAGTTACATCAGAAGGTGATTTAATTACTCATGCTTATTATCATGTAAGTGCTACTGACGGAGAAAATACTGTAGAAACAGAAGGTAATTATTATTTTACAGGTAAAGAAATTATTATTCCTTATTCTGAAATCAGAGAAAAAACTATTCTTGATTGGATCAATGACGAAACAACAACAAATGAAGTTTCTAGTATAAAATCTCGTTTAGACGAACAATTATTAGAGCTAAAAAAGAAAAAAACAGTAGGTTTTCCATGGCTCGCTAACACATTCAAACCTAATATCTAGGAATTATTATGGCAACCCCTATAGACATCATATCAAACGCACTTAAAGACATAGGCGCTTTAGCTTCAGGTGAAACTCCTACTCCTGAAGAAACGCAAGATGCGTTTTACACATTAAATGAACTTTTAGACCAATGGTCAAATGAAGATATGATGATTTTCTATAAAACAGAAATAGTCTTTCCTATTACGCCAGGTCAAACACAATACACTATTGGCCCAGGCGGACAAATTGGCGCATCTATTACAGGTTCTATTACAGGCAATATTTTAACTGTTACAGGTATTACATCAGGTGCTATTGCAGTTGGTCAAACATTAAGTGGTGCAGGTATTACTGATGGCACAAAAATACAACAAATGCTCACAGGAGCAGGAGGCAATGTTAATGAACTCGGCACTTATCAAGTTAATATTAGTCAAACTGTTGCTTCTACCGCTATTAACCTATATTACCAAAGACCACTTAACATTGATTCTGCATTTGTTCGTATTAACACTAACTCTAACGGCACTCCTATTGTTAATGGAGGATTAGATTATCCAGTAGCTGTATTAAATGTTGAAGATTATGAAATGATTGGTCTTAAAACATTAAATGGCCCATGGCCTAAAGCACTTTATTACCAACCTGCTGAAACTTTAGGAAACTTATTTGTATGGCCTAATCCTGCTCAAGGTGAAATGCACTTATTTGTAAATACTATATTTAGTAGATTTGTAACCATTAATGACACAATTAACCTTCCACAAGGCTATACAATGGCATTACGTTGGTGTTTAGCTGAAAGATTAATGCCTATGTTTGGTAAAGCTTCAGCTACTCAAATTGCTATGATTACAGCGTTTGCAGGTCAAGCTAAAGCCACAGTAAAACGCACCAATATGAAGCCTGTGCAATCTGCAAGATTTAATGATGCGTTGTTGAGTAGTAGGCAAAAAGATGCTGGATGGATTTTATCAGGCGGATTTTTTAGATAAATCAATTACTTATGCAAAATACTTATTATATTTATCAACATCGCTCTTTAGATACCAATGCTATATTTTATGTTGGTAAAGGTAAAAACAAACGTCATTCCGATAAAAATAAAAGAAGTAATTATTGGAAATCTTATGTTGCAAAGCATGGATTTACTTCTGAAATATTAGTAAATAATCTTGATGAATATTTTGCTTTTTTAATTGAAATGGAAGCCATTGATGTTTATAAAAGACGTGGCATTAAACTAGTAAATTTAACTAATGGCGGTGAGGGTTGTTCAGGATATTCAATGAAACATTCTGAAGAACAAAAAGCCAAATGGTCTTTAATGCGCAAAGGAACACCAAGCCCAAGAAAAGGTGTTGTTTTATCAAAAGAAACAAAATCTCTTATTAGTAAAGCAAGAAAAGGTTCTTTTTTATCTAAAGAACATAAAAATGCTATTAGCAAAGGTTTAGTTGGGAATAAAAATACAGCCAAATTAACTGACGATCAAGTAAAATTTATTAGAAATAATCGTCATACAATGACACATATACAATTGGCTGAAAAATTTGGAATACATAAAAATACAATTCATAAAATTTGGCGTTTTGAACGTTACAAGGATGTCAAATAATGGCTGATTTTGGATTTGTAGGCCCAAGTTATGTAGCGCCTTCTATTTATCAAGACGCACAAGAATGTATTAATTTTCGCCCTGAAATTGATCCATTAAAAGGTGAAGGAAAAAGAGGCGTTGTAGCGCTTTATCCTACACCTGGTCTTACATCTGCAATCGTATTTCAAAACAAACAAGAAGTTCGTGGTATGCGAACTTTATCAGGTGGCAATTACATGGTGGCTGTTGTAGGTCCTTATGTATATATTTTAACTTCTACATTAGTCCCAACGCTTGTAGGTCAATTAAATACTTCAGTAGGTCGAGTAGGTATTACTGATAACGGATTAAACGTTTATATTGTAGACGGTTCTTATCGTTATTCATGGCGTATATCTAATCCTACTTCTGCTTCATTTACAGGTTCTATTTCAGGCACAACTTTAACTGTGACTGCAATTACAAGTGGAACAATAGGCACAGGACAAGCTTTATTTGGGATAAATGTAACGCCTGAAACTATTATTACAGGATTGGGAACAGGAACAGGTGGTGTTGGAACATACACTATTAATCAAACTCAAACTGTAGCTTCAACATTAATGAATTCTGCAGCAGTTGCCTCTGTATTAACTGCCTCAATGTCAGGCACTACAATGACTGTAACATCAAGCACAGGCACATTGTATCCAGGTCAAACAATTCAAGGTTCTTCAGTTGTTAATAATACTATTATTACTGCTTTAGGTAACATTACAGTATTAAGTCAAACTATTGCCACACCAGGCACAGGTTACGCAGTAAACGATACTATTACAGTATTAGGTGGAGTTTATGGAACAACACCTGCAACTTATACTGTTGGTTCTGTTACAGTTGGCGTAGCTACTCTAGGCACAATTACAGCAGGATCGTCTTACACAAACGGAACATACAATAATGTTCAAATGACTTATGTTAGCGGAACAACTGCTACAACTTATCCAACTGCAAACGTTACTGTATCAGGTGCTAAAGTTACATCTGTTGTTCTTGTAACGCCAGGAACAGGCTTTACTGATACCACAACAGTTTTAACAGTCCCTGCGGCTTCTATTGGTGGCACAGGTTCAGGATTTAGCGTTCCTGTGGCTACTTTAACAAATACAGGTCAAGTATTAACTATAACCCAAACTAATGCAGGAATTTATACGTCTGCACCTAGCAATCCAGCTTCTACATCAACTAGCGGAAATGGCACAGGATTAACGCTTAATTTAACTCTCGGAACAGGTAGTGGCGGAACAGGAACTTATCCTATAAGCACATCACAAACAGTTAGTTCTGAAACTATGTATGCTTTAAATTTTACTATATTTCCAACATCTGACGGTGCATTTACAGGCGGAAATACTGTTGATATTGTAGATAACTATTTTGTTTACAATAGACCAAATTCACAACAATGGGCTTCTTCCAATCCATTAAGCCCTATTACCAATCCTTTAAGCTTTTCATCTAAAGACGGATCGCCTGATAATCTTGTGTCTTTAATTGTAGACCATAGAGAAGTTTATTTACTTGGCGAAACTTCATCTGAAGTATGGGTAGATGTAGGTTCTTATCCTTTTCCTTTCCAACGTATTCCAGGCACATCTACACAAACAGGTATTGCAGCTAAATTTTCAGTAGCTCGTTTAGGTAATTCATTTGCCTATGTATCACGAAATAATCGTGGTGAAGGTCAAGTAGTTATGATGAATGGATACATTCCAACTCGTATATCTACTCATGCTGTTGAGCAATCATTATTAGGTGGTTATATAGATGACGCTATTGCTTGGACTTATCAACAAGAAGGTCACGAAGTTTATGTAGTTTCATTCCCAACATTAGATTTAACATGGGCTTTTGATATAGCTACTCAAATGTGGCACAAATGGCTATCTATAGACACCACTAATACTTATCATAGACATCGTGGTAATTGTTCTGCTGTGTTTCAAGGTTTAGTTTATGTAGGTGATTATCAAAATGGAATTATCTA